CAATCAATATCGTTACCGCATGTCTGGGGAAAACATTTTTACTTTAATTTCACCGTGTAATTGGATAACGTTTTTAACCAATCATTACACTTATTTCAAATTTTGTCCATATAAGGATTCGGAGGCCGTCTTACAAACCCGGTAGTGACAGAAATTTCGCCATTTTGAGACAAACCACCGCAGGAGTCACATCGGTTCTTTCAAATTTTCACAAAAACATCAAAACCGTAAGTAATTTTTTAATAATTTTCTTTTATATTTAACCGGAATATAATTATAAATTAATTCGTATTATTTTTTATAATTTACAGTTTTAAAAACCCCCATGGACAGCGGGGCCGATATTTCTAACGGAGAAAATAATACTACCGAAAATGGGGAAATTGACCTTTCGACTGTCAGACTTATGGCATCAGATTCAGATGGCATTCCTTCATCTGATAGTGATTCTGATCATGATTGTAATTACACTGAGGATTCAGATAGTGAATCTGATATTTTTTATGGGAGACATGTTAATGTTTTTCAAATTCATACTCGCGGCATAAGCGCCGGTTTACCGCCCGGGTTAAAAACAGCGGTAAACAATTTCTGTTGCAGTATTGGTGCGGTCGTGATAACGTTATCGGGAAAACCATACATTGTACAAACCCACTGTCACTGTTGTGAAAAAGTACATACACTTTTCTGTTCTGCCTGGCAACAGTATACGCGTTCAGCCTCTGTTCGTCTCCTCCTAGATGGAAGCGGCTGATTCGGCAGATGAAATAGACACCACCGAGCCTCTTCAAGTCAGCAAGATATCATCGATAAACCGCTTTTATTCCGGAACAAGACGAACTTTTCCACCCATCAGCGAGGACACCTTTATATACCACTTTTGTGGCGGGCAAGTGGACTGTGTTTTAATAGAAAACTATGGGACTTATAAATTGTCTGAATATAACTTTGGACAATTATTTATGGAAGCAGGTGGTGTGTACTTAGAATTTAAACTGCCAATGCATAAAATGTTTCAAGCTGCTTTAGCATGTAAATGGCCGCTATTTGATTTTGAATACGTAGTTAATGTTTATACCGACATGGGTGTAGCTATATATGAATTACCTAGTACTGACTATTGGCCAACTGTGCTCAGCTGGTTTGCTTGGCAATGCTTAACAAATGGCATACAATTTTTTTCATTTGTTAAACTACTTGGTGAACATACAAATGACTATGGAACCATATTTGCTTAAAAATAAAATTCAATTTATTCAAACAATTGAAGCAAATCGATGTCTCTAACATCATCCAAGTCAAAAATATTTACATTCGGTTCAAAGCCAACATTATCAGCATAAAAATTAGCAATAGTCTCGCTTACTTCTGAAGTTCTATAGTCTCTCAGGTGAAATACACAGTCTTTAATAAAATTCCCAGCAATTTCGGGGTACTTTGCATAGTCCTGTGTAGAAATAAGAAGTACCAGCGGTTTATTAACATCAATTCTAAGTCCTGGTGTTGAAAAGTCATTCATGCCAAGCATAGAAACATGCAGGAAATCGGGTCCAGGATTCAGGTTAAATTGATCAAAATACCCTTCTTCAAGCTTTTCCTTCAACTTAGTAGCTTCCATTTGTGCTTCCACAAACGAAGTTGCTGCAGTTGTAAAAAGCTGTCGAAGTAAAATGTCCCCTTTTCCAGTGGTAAATATTAAAGTCTTAATCATACCAGCATCCAACCAGTTATCAATTTGAGCATCAAATATAACATTTACTTCAGGTTCAATTTCTTTATGTATTGTAATATTTACCACATGATCTTCTTCCTTCTTCTCTGCAGTTAAAGCTTGAAGAGTCAATAGCAGGTTCTGCTGGAAAGGATCATCTTCATCAAAGTGAGTGTCGGCTTGCAACCACCAAGTAAGAGGCATGATTAAAACTTCTTCATTAGTTGCTGAGTTTATATATGTTTGATAATGAATATGCAAATTTTCTATTGCAAACTTTGGCGCGCAATATTAAAACTTTAAACTGATTTGTAGCTACAGTACCACCCCCTAATTAATATTTAAAAAACCTATTTTCAAAGTTAACCAAGTTTAAAAATTATCTTCCACATACATCAAGTACTTGTTTTTAACGCGCGAAACTTTATTACCAAAAAAGGAATACTTATCTAACCTCAAAACCCAAATTTCTGGCCGAAGTGCACATCTGTCACTTCTGATAAATTCCATTCTTGTTTTTAACTACCCAATTTCTCAAGCTATAAAGTACAGATATGACTCATTTTGAAATATGTTTATCTATTTTCAATTCCCGCCTAACAAAAATCTACAGCTGCAGGCAGTAGGTGTTAACCACATCCCTAATTCTCAGTATCAAAAGCAAAAAAAACAGGCGGTGTTAGCAAACTAACACTAACCAATGTTCCCCTACTAGGTCCTGTTTTTGTGATAATCATACGAGTATCACCTGTGTTCTCTTTTTTCAACCTGATACCACAAGTTCCGTTATATGAGCCTTCTGAAGTTTGCCACTCACAAACAGAAAAAGCCACTTCTGTATTTAATGGAATAGTTCCACTTAAAATTAATTCCATTGCATCTTTCATAAGAATTGAATTAAAGTCGTTAGCTTTAAAAGTTATTGGCCTTAACTTATTACCACTATTAAAAATAGATATTAAATAATATGAACATAAAGATCTCATAGAATACTTGACTTTAACTCCAGTTCTACTAGATAATTCTCCTTCATCAGGTCTTCCCTTAATATGTTGTACAGTTCTTAATTCCATCCCTCTCTCCCCTAGACTTAAAACAGCATTACTTCTACTAGATGGTACATTTTTAATAGTCATTACATTAGTTATAGCTATTCCATCTGAAAGGACTTGAAACCCTCCAAATTTAGAAATTTTTAATTCTAACCTACCATCTCTTATTTCAAATGCATTGCCTATTTTCAAATTTAACATTTCATTTTCAACTGTAAATGGATCACTTAAAGCTAAGCTAAGCTGTTCACCTATTTTTAATGGTGCTAAAGTTTGAATTTTTAGCCCGCTTTCAGAAAGCTGTAATGGATTCGCAACATTAACTTCTAACTTTTGATCAACAACCATTAAACTTGTTCCATAGGTCAAAGCAATATTACTTTGAGTACGTTTCAAAGGTTGTTCAACTTTCAAAGAACATTCTAACTGATCTCCAGAAAGTGACAATCCATTACCAGCTTTCAAACTAAGCATACCACCGTTTTTTTGCAAAGGAGGTGCACAATTTAAAACAAATTTATTACCCTGAGTAAAAAAAACTGAATCGATGTCTAATGTTAAACCTTCAGGAGTTAATCTTAAACCTTTTGAATATAAAACTGATATCTCACTACCATTAAATTCTAATGGCAAATTTAACTCAGGTAAAGTTAATTCACCCGCCTCATTAAGAAGCAAAGTGTCAGAAAATAACAGTGTTAGCATTCCACCATCATACTTAAGAGGTGTTAATGTTTCAAAAGCATTACCGCCAACAACTGAAAGTGCTCCACTAGGGTTAAAAAATAGACCATCACCTACTTTTAATGACAATGTTAAATTTGAAATATCCAATCCATTTCCTACATTAATAAAGGGAGGAGTTATACTAAGTGACTTTGCATTTGTAAAAGGATAAACTAAATTCATTCTCCTTCTTTTTGGCGGTATTTCTTCTTCATTTTCAGGAGGCACAGGCTCGTCTGAAGGTGAACCCATCTCAAAAATGGGAGGCTGTTGCTGTAAACCAAGGAAAATTGATAGCAGATGGTTAACACAAAGTGAAGACACTATTGATGGAGAAATTGATGTAGAATTACAATCACAAGAAGTGCAAACAGAAAGAAGAATTTCCGCCACCCAACTATTATGTCAAACGTGTTTGTATTGGCTTATTAGATATTTCATTCAAAATTCTGATCTAATTTTAAAATCTCTTTTTCCAAAGATTCATGATCAAGTAGATGGACCACAAAAGACAGAAAGAAAGTAAGTAAAATTTTTTATTCAAAAGGAAATATTTTTCTAAAAGAAGATTCACAAATACACTGCAAATTATAACGATTACAATTTAAACAAACTTTCACATTACAAGAAGCTAAGTAAGCAAGTCTTCTAAGCTCGTTTAAACGTTTAGGTACTTTGTTATCCACAACATACTTAGAGTAAAAATTATACAAAGAAAAAAGTTTATATCTACATTTACATTCAGGCAAAAAGAATAAACAAGCTTGACATAAAGGAAATACTTGTAATTCTTTCAAAAAATCTTCCTTGTTTAAAGACAAGCTTAAACAAGAACATAGCAAAATTGGAGTAAAACATTCCTTACAAAATTGAACATTAAATCCATCTAAATTTTCTTCTGAATTTCTTCTTTCTTCTTTTTTCAGTGAATCAACTGAAGATAAAGATGAAAAAGAAGAGACCATAGAAAATGGGTAAGCTCCATCTATAACTTGCATTACTGCCTTACATAACACTTTAAAATTACTAGCTAAACATGCTTCAGAAAATTCATTATTACAATCACATTTTAGTGTAATACAAATACAATCATCGATATATGAATAATCAATATTAGAAAAGTTACAACATACTTTTTCCTTCACATTAGTAAGATAAACAAACTTATGATAAAATACAATTGTGCTGTCAATATTCAGTTCAGGATAGTCTTTTAAAAAAGCTATGTCCATCACACTAACTACTGAAGCAATACAATTCACAGCACCACATTCAGATTGATGTTTTTCCCAATATCGGATTTTGTCCTGCAAGGGAAATAGCACCTCCATGGAGCTTTGGGTGATATCCTGTGAGGGACAGAGCTCCTCCTGTAATTCCATCTCTTGCTGATCTTCTGGCTGGGAGAACAGGATGGGAGAAGTCATTTCCATCAGGATCGTAGAGAGGATCAAATTCAAATGCAAAATTAGAGCCAGAGAAAGGATTTTCATACACAACTGGAGGAAATTGCTTCACGAATTTCTTCGTTGTAAGACCAGTCTCCTCTTTAGCTCTGTTCTCTTCAGCTTCCAAAGCTATATCAGCTAACCGCTGAAGAGAATTCTTATAAACTCCGTCGGTGCCTGGCAAAGCAGATACAGCACCACCACATAAAAACAGTTCATTGTCTTCACTGGTCTTGTAATCAGTAGGAACATAATGTGCATAACTCCCTCCAGTTAAACCGCTTATCCCTTTTTCAGTTGCAAGACGGTTGTTGACTCTTTGAACATCTTGCATTCGATTGTATAAGTAACGGTTACTGTGAAGAATGTTTATCCTCTCCCCATAATTTTGGTTTGCTCCTCCAACCCGCCCAGTAACGGGGTTGTATTGCCAGATATATTCTGTGGGTGCTGCTTCCATCTTCAAGGCGCGCGAAATTTAAAGTGATCAGGTGACGTTAGGGGGTTGTCCTTCACTACATAAATTCTATCTCACCCCAAACTCTGCAGAAGCTATCTTCTGTTCTTCTCGTGCTTCTTGTCAGGTATGACTAGTAACTTTTTCTCATATTGATATTTTAAAGCTTGTGCATCTAAATGCATTTTAAATAATGAATTTAGATTTGAACATGTAGCATGTTTAGCTAGTATTGAATTAATAGTTCTATTTTGTATATGAATTTCTTCTGTTATATTATTTTCATATAGAAAATCTTTAAGATTTCTTATTGTAATCCAGACTTCCTTTCTTAACTTTAATATTTCTTGATAAGTGCTTTCATGAAGCAACTCTTGTCCTAAAATTAAAACAAAGTAAATTTACTACTTTCTTCTGCAAAATGTTTGTTAACATAATAATTTACTGTCGATGCAGGAATGTATATTCCTTTTGCTATTAAATATCTCCTCACACATACTGGCTGTCGACCAACAACAGCAATTGCTTCTTTAACATCACCGCCGTATTGTTTCCAATTAGCATAACTACCTGGAATCCTCCTCTTCCTTCTGCTTGATTTTTTGTTCAGTTCTTCTCTTGCTTGAATATTTTCTGCTATCTTTTTCTCGGGACTGTGGAGGGAATTTAGCATCACTTAAATTATCTCCTGTATCAGGATCTAAATATATACCAGAACCTTTTTCTAAAAGAAATTTTTCTCTTTTTTGCTGAACAAATTTAATTGTACTCAATATATCAGGCTTAGTTATAACACAAGCTGTAGGCTGCTTGTGAAACTTCTCAGGATAATCCAAATATTTATACACATCAAAAGGAAAAAATTCCTCCTGAACAAAATGATTAAGATATTTATTTGCCCACATGCCCGCTGATAAAGTAACTCTTTCACCTGACTTTCCATCTTTAGTAGGCACAAAAAAGTCAAAAGTATCAATAGCCAAAATTTCATTGTGCAAAGCTGAATTATACATTGGAGTTCTATGTGGAGCACATAAATTACAATTGCAAAATACCTCATTATCAGGTGATTTAAATTCACCGTCATTAATGAAAAAAATTTGCATGTAGTCTCCATGACGGTATAAATAGTAACTCAACTGCAAAAGATACACATGAGACCACAGCAATGGTGAACTTTCTTTAAAGTCCACAGGAACAAAATCCTTAATCATTGCTGGAACTAACCCTCCAGCAATATTACTTCGTGCCAAAATAAACTGTCTAAAATTGTTTATTTGAGTTTGAGAAATGAAGTCAGGCAAATGTTCCTGAAAAATTTTAATAATAACATCATCATCACTAATCCAAACAGCTATCTTCTCAGCCATTTCATCAGCAGTTTTACAATATACAAGTTCTACTCCTCTAACCATTAATAGTCTTTCCAGCTGAGACATGTTTTTTGTGCTTAGGTTTTGCTGCCAAATTCCCATTACAGTTTGCCAAGTCAACACAAGGAACAAAAAAATGCTGTCAACCATATAATCTTCCCCATCATTCAAGTCTAATGTTGACTGTAAATTACAGTTATTATTTCTGTTCTCAAATGTCATACAATGATATGTAATAAATCTACTTAAATTTTGTCCTGTAACATGTCCAATTAACCTAACAAAACCATGATGGAAAGTATAATGCAAAATTTCCTGCATTTTTTTAATAAATCCTGCATTCCTAAAATACTTTTCCATCATCTTAAGTACAGCTAAATACTGAATAGCTTTAAGCAAATTCTTTCTAAACTCAACAATTTTTTCATTTGCCTGCTCATCTGATATTTTCAACAAAGCTGCAAGCATTGGCACTGTAAAAACATAATCTACCTCCTCTTCTGCTTCCTTTCCTGTCTGATATGGTTTAAATAAATTTTCAATTAAAACTTTATGAATTTTCGGAGGTAGATTTAATGCTGGATAAGCAAATCTTGTAACATGCCTCAATTTTGATTTCATAGTAATTAAACGTTCATAGTCTGCATCTAAAGTAACTAACCTGGTTGTCCTTGGCAGAGAATCTGTGGCAGTGACCTCTGAGCCCAAAGCTTCTGAAACAGTAAACAAACCCTCATCAAACTCAGGTAAGCTTTCATACTTAGAAATCAACTGCAATTCTTTAAGTTTTTTTGTACCAGTACGATTTGCACAGCAGCTATATGGTAATGACAATATAGAAAAAAAGCTATAATAATTTGCTGTGCATTCTGGCACACAAAATGGAGGATAAAAATTTAGCCTAGGTTCTTGTTGTTTTTTATCCTCTTCTGTATATGGATTAAAAATAAATTCCTCAAATGCTGCTCCAATTTTAGAAACAGATTCTGGTAAATATTTATATTTTGCTTGCAAAGCAAATTTGCACAAAAGTGCTTGTCTCTGTAAGTGAATGCTAAATGCATTTTCTCCAAACTCACCCGAAGAATAATCAGCAGCATTGTCTTCAACGTCTGAATCATTTTCTGAAACAGCTTTTAAATCTTCAGCTATTTCTTTTGTCAAGTCACTTTGAGTAGCTTTTTCTTCAGTTAATTCCAATTGTAAATTCAATTGTGAATTTTCTTCTTCAACAGAAGTAAGCGAAGGAGCTTCAGGCATAGTAGACGGAAGCTCCTCTACAGAAGCCATGTCTGCTACTTACCGTATTTGTTCTTCTTCCTTTTTATAGATAATGTCAACTGAGAAACGCCCCGCAAGCACTCAAGGCAAGTAAAAAACCAATCAAAACCACCTTTCTCATTTTAAATTTTCTTCAGTTAACCAAATTTAAATTTTTTTTAGACTCTGAGGAGGAGCCAACAATTAAAAGAGCAAATGTCGAAGATGAGGTGCAAAACCGCCACCAAAAGGCTATGCAGCTTGCTGCAAGTTTAAGTGCTATCATTGGCTGCCAGGTTGATGTTTGTGTGCTGCCCACAAGTGATTTTTGGTCAAAGCTAAGCGAAAACTATATTAAAAAAAACAGACCAGATATTAACTTAACTATCTCCTCAGCAAAATCATTCAACCATTTTGTTGGCAGAATTCTTGCTACTTTCATTTACAATGAAACCGAGCTTGACTGCCACTTCAATGCTCTTGGAGCAAACATTTGGATTCACCATTGGGAGAATGACCTCAGATGCTTCCATGGTCAGAAAATGGTGTCAAAACCAATAACTTACAATTTGACACCAAGTTCTGATGAGGGCATCAGAGCCCTAGCAACAGGAGAAGGAAAATTAGAAAAAGGCAAAAATCAAAAAGATATTGTCAAATTAACTAACTATGGAAACATAGTTTGTCCTGAAGATATTAACGTTCAGTGGCCTGTAATTCATTCAGCCACTTCATGTGGTGTTAACTTTGGAAACAAAGACAAAGCAAAAGCAGCACATCAGCACAATATTGATTGGACCTCAGCAATGTTTCCAAAAGCAAAAAAAGAAGACATTGCTGAAAAAATGATAATAATCAGCAAATGCTTCTGCAATTTTGGGCACGAAACTCCTCAATTGGGAAGACAACTTTGCAAAATGACAGCTTTTGAAATTCCTGGTGCTGGAGATATAGAACCAGAAACAACTGATGAAATGCTGCTGGCAACATTGAAACATAAATATACATTTGTTTTTCAATGTTGCAATCCAGTCAACTTTAAAAAAGCTGGAAAAGCAGAACCCCAAAAACATTGTGACTTCAAACTATCAATGATTGACATCCGTTTGGCTATAAAAATCAGTAAAGATATTTGGAATTTGCTGAGAGAATCACTTAATGACTTGAAAGCCCCAATCCTACAGCTGCCACTTTTTTCGTTTGATCCGCGCAAGCACAGCTACAAGCAAGCCATTGTTGCTCAGCATGCTGTTGAATACAGCGATGATGCTTTTTGTTAAATTGTAAAAAATCATCAAATGAGACAAATAAATCAGTGCGCTTGAATACTATTTATTCGTGTATTATGTGTTATTCTTCGCACATGTTTTCTAAAATACATAGAATGTACATAAAACCAGTCATACAATTTTCTTTGATTACAATGAGTTACACAAGTTCCATAAGGAGTATTTAACATAGATATAGGTATTCCATCAACAACATCAATAATAGGATTTTTACCCATAGGTGAATGTCTATAATAAGTAAATGAAGCTAAAAACAAAACACAATACAATCCACATGCACCAGAACATAAACATTGTACAGCTTGAATAGATTTAATCAGCCTAACACATCTAGTTGGTGTATTTAACGCTGTATATTTTACCATTCTATCATATTGAAACTGATAAATTTTTAGCAGATCTTTTTTAGACCATCCAAAAGGATCAAACATATAAAATTTAAAACTATTGGGGTCAAATGCATATGCAATGTAATGCACTCCACCTGAACTAAAATCTCCAGTATTAACTATAGCACAAGCAACCCTGGAAGTATCTAAAAATCCAGGAAAATTTCTATCAAAAACTCCTATAAAATTTGTTATACCCAATGATTTGCAAAGATGCTTCAATTCTGTATCTGAAGTTCCCATTATGCAGAAGCAGTTCCAGTAGCAAAAGGTGTTCTGAAATAAGCTGCAGACACGTAATTTTTATTAGGCTGATTAACCCTAACACAATCAAATACATTATACAGCATATATACATAAGTTGTCTCAGGCATAGGATCCAAATTAAAACTTATTTGCAAACTATGTGCTGATTCTGTATACAGCAAACTCTGCCCAAGGTCAGTCAATTCTCCCATATTCATAAAATTACTAGAAAATGGAATATTCCACAAATATTTATCACACAAAAATTTTCTCATTGTTCTCATTGTAGGTGCATCTGGTCCAATCAAAGGTACAGGCCAATTAGCTGGATAAGGATGTCCCTGATTATTTATAGCAATTGATTTATCTCTTGGTGCTATATAACCTGAATTATTCCAAATTACATTTTTCTTAGTAGGCTGTGTAGCTGTCTTCAGCAAATCAAATTGCACAATTGGTACTTGAATAGACATAGGATCAAAATTATTTATAAAATCATATTGTCTAAACGTTTTATCTACAGGATAACTATACCCATGATAACCTTGATTATAATTAGAAGACATTTGAATCAGCCACCAATCTTTAGTCATATTAGACTGACTCATACAATAACCTTCAGAGTCATGCTCTCTCTTTATTTCAAAAAAATTAGGCAAAAGAAGCCTATCATTACCCGGCCAAGGTATAGCCGAGTCAAAAGTAATAGAAAGTGAATGAAAAGTATGTGAAAGATAAAAAGTTGAATCTAAATATGGTATTGAACCACTATAATGAAAATTCAAATCATATGTTGACCAAACTGCAGGTGTTTCTGAAGCTTTAACTCTATTAAAACTCCATCCTCTAAAAGCTGTCCAAGCTCTGGATGGAATTTCTATTTGCAAATTAGAAACATCTGGAGGTACAACATACAAATTATTCTTAGCTCCTAAATAATCCATAAATGTCTGATCATTCTGATCATTCCTCAACATTAAAATCAACTCACTGCATGTAGCATGATCCATAGGAAAAAAGCTTGCATAAAGGTTAATACTAGAATAAGTAATAGAAGCTCCATCAGCTCTCAAATCATTACCCAAACTTGATTGCAAAACCAAATTTGGATCTTTCCTAAACCACCACTCATAACTATAAGTGCCTGGCAACAAAAGTAAATTCCTAATAGCAAAAAATTTCTGAGGTATCTGAATATGAAAATCACAAACTCTACCATTACCCAAAATCTGACTTCTATACTGCAAACCTCTATTCTTATGATGATTAAAAGGATTAACATTATCCATAACATCAAGACTATATCTACCACCAATATTAGTAAATATATCAACAATATTTACATTAGGCAAACGATGATTCATATAATGATAAGTGGTAGGATCACGTACTGAAACATTAGGGGCTGTATACTTCAAATTATCTGGTAAATATTCAGCTATATTAGCATACATCCAAGTTCTTTGCAATTGAGCATGCAAATTCATTTCCCAAGCAGGTACTTGGCCAAAACCAATAATTGCATTACTATTACTAACATCATTAGCATCTGAACCTGTATTAGTTACCATTTTTCCAGCTTTCATAGCAGAAGCTGGATAATTTCCCATACCAATTACAGGAAAAGCCTGTGCTGGTGGTCCTTCTTCATACCCAGTATTAGTAAGTACTCTAATATTTAAATCATAATCATCTACAGCTTGGTTCCACAAAGTAAAATAATTTTGTCTACTCATCAAATCAGCTAACATCCACTGATATGATAATTCAGTGTTCCTATCTTGCAACTGTTCAACAAGATTTATATCACCTGTTTCAGTTGCTAGAGATCCACTATGAGCCCCATTATCATAATACATCAAACCTATAAAATTATCCCTAAATCCAATAAAGTTAGGTCTAGAACCCATACGTGTAGCTAATTTACTAGTTTCATCATAAGCTATAATTCTTGTATCAGGATATTGCACTGCTACCTCCTCTCCAGCAATTGCGGCAGTAATTTTAACAGAACCAGTTTTACCAGCATCAGCATACTTCTTTTGAACAGTCTTGGAAGGCAGTATTTGACCACCATCTGCATTTGTAGCAGGGGCGTAAGCACCATACACAGTAGTCTCAGGATGTTCATCAGGCAAAATAACAGCTCTAGCACTACCTCCTTGAGTAGTATTATCTACTGTGCTGTCGGTAAAACCTACATTAGGAGAAGGCACAACAGCAGAAAAATCACTAGCTACTGTATTAGCAGATGCAGCTCCATTTGATGACAAACTATATAAATTAGATGCTTGAGCAGTCAAAACAGTATTCACACCTACTTTACGAACATTATTATATTGAGCTGTACCTTGGAGCAAGAGCGTTATATGCTGTACCACAATATGGTTTAAGCTATGCCCTCTATCAACTCTTCCTCTAATATCAAAAAAAGTGCTACCCATATCAAGAACTCTACCATCACCCACAGCAATGGTAAATCTTGCAGTAAAACTATTTTCTAAATCCTGTGTAAGTGTAGGAACAATTCTAACTTGCAATCTTTGTGATTGTTCAGTTGTAACATTTTTAGTAGGTGCTACAATTGTTTCTCTAAACTTCTTATTAATTGAAAAATATGAATCTGTATTAGAGATGAAATCTACGAGATTCTCTGAAAGGTACTCTGAAGCATCTTGTCCAGCTATGTGGAAAATATCAAGCTTTGGCCTAGCATTTGAAATATCCATCTAAAAAATTAATAACATTTATTGGTATTTGTATATCTAACACCTTGTCCCAACATAGAATTTAAGTGCCTTTGCCACTCTGATTCACCAGTCCCCCGTAATCTTGGTCTTTTGGCGGGCATAGAAGTGAGAGATGGAACACTAGCAATAGCAGGCACATTAGACACATCAGAAGAATAATCCGGTTCATCATCGATAATTTCCTCAATAACAGGACGTTTTCTTGTTCTGTCAGTACTAACTGGCGCTGGCAGAGGGATAGCCTCTGGTTCAGTAGGAGTAATTCTGTCATGTGTCTGATGATAATTACGTAATATCTGTGCCAACTGATCTGCAGGTATAGTATTCAAAGCTTTATCTCTCAATTTTTGCAATTCACTATCTACCTTAAGTCTTCCTATATCAACTAAAGAATTCAGTGTTTCACCAGCTAAACCAGCTATATTGCGAACTAAACCACTATCATTTATTCCTTGTTTAATATCTTGAAAAGCTTGACTTTTAGCAAAACGCGATGCAGCATTTCCCAAAAATCTACCAGTATTCTTTATAGAATTAAAAATGGAAGAACCTAAAGAGCCCCAATTAATCTTTCCTCCACGTAGCTCAGTAGCCCCTACTGGATAAGATGCAAATGAATTTTGTCCAAGACGTGGAGCTAAATTTGAATACATATCTGGAAAGAAAAAAAACTATTTTGAAGCATTCCTAGCTGCAATAACTGTACCAGCTATAGCTGGCGCTGCTGTAATCAAAGAAGACAATATAGGAATCAAAAAAGGCAAAATACCACCTCTCATTTCACGATTAAACCTCACATTTTTTGATTGACCCTGCAAACCCTTTTTAGGTGCTAAATTTTCAAACATCTTAATTTAACTAAGCCTGCGGCGTTTAGCCCCCACTTGAACAGCAGTAGCAGGCACAGCAACCGCTGTTGGTGGTGCTGAAATTGCTGGAACAACAGGAGTAATGTCCATAGGAACAGGAGCCCTACGTGCTGCTGATCTCAACACTCTAGTTGAAGGTTGAACAGGTATAGCCACAGCACGTCTACGTCCTCTTCTTCTTGCAGGCGTTGCAACTACAACTGGACCAGTTTGAACAGCTACAGTTCTGGGTCTTCTTCTTCCTATAGTTGACTTACGTCTCCAATGCTCACGAACCCTAACAGTATAAACATCAGATGGTTCCAAAGCACCTCCAACAAGATAATAATCCCGCATTGCAGAATTACCAATACCCCAACCTCTACTATCCCCTGGTGAATAAACAATAGAAGCCATTATTGCAAAGTAGCACTAGACAGGACCTTCGGCAAAACAGTAGCAAGTGACTTGGTAACGTAGGGAACAGTTCTTCTCCTATCGTCTTCAACAACCACTCTTTGAACTCCTGGAAGATTGGAAAATATTGGTATTGTTCCCTGATTAACATTCATGGGCACATTTTCAGCTACCATAGTTTGATTTATACATGGCGGTTGCTTTAAAATTTCATTGTCAAAAAATCTATTGAAAATTTGAGTTTGATTTGTCTGAGATTCAATCATTTGATTATAAACTGCTGCTCCAGAAAAAACAGATTTTCCAACAAAAGGAAAAGATTGCATTGCAATAACTGGAAGTTTATCTGTTTGTGTCTCTTGTTTAAAAGTTACTGGTGGTTTAAACATATCAGGCATACACCAGTACAACTGATTCAACCCACCCGTTATATCACTCTGACATAACAAAAATTTCTTCCTAGCAAGACTGTTTACATTATTATATGACAAAACAAAAGATCTATATAATGTTTCACTAACACCATTTTTAGTAACAACATGGTAAGTCCTGTTTGAATTATCCTTTTCTAGAGGTCTAATCTCGTGAGAGTCCTCCCAGTGCTTTACATCCATCAAAGGAGGAATATTACCACCAACTAAATCATCATACTCAATAACAAACCCTGCCTTGTAAGTATCTCTCTTTCTTATACCCAATATATTCCCTAATCTAGACTCAGAAAAATCTACTGCACAGCCAGGTAACAAAACAATATCAGCATGATACCCTTTAAACAAATAACTTCCAGGTGTAACCAAATTTGTTACAGGATCTTTTCCTAATCCAAAATTTCTCGTATCAAATTTAACTCCTATGTCTGATTCAAGTACACCATTTTGCCTACCATACTGCATATATAAATTACAAACCCCTTCATTTAACAAATCAATAAATTCATTTAAAACATAATTTCCCTCAGGAAGTGTAAGAGTAAACCATTCATATTTACCTCCACCTGCTTTATCTACCATTAATTTAACTCTACAAGCATTAGAATTAAAAAAGCTAGTACAATTCATAACTGTAGTCTTCAAACTTGTTTGTAATTCACCTCCCCATCTAGATCTTTCATCTAAATGAATTTGCTGTATACTAGAATCAACAGCAGTAATATTTTGTGTCTGTATTATATTAGTATAAAAATTAGAATGATCTTTATCCTGATTATAAGATTCTATATCAGTAGCTTTATTATCTATTATATATATTTTCGTTGTATCTTGACCAGGGGGTAAGTTGCTGTAAACAATACTGTTTCTGCCTTCGGTTGGAGCATAAATTCTAGAAGGAGGATTCGAAGACAGCATCTAAAATGAACCAGGAATTGGTCAGTATGGTCTAACATTAATATTTCTTGCTCGCTCTCTCATGCTTCTTAATAAATAAGTATCTATACCCTTTCCTCTAAGTTTACTAAAAGCTGCAGATAAATTATCAACATCAACAGCTACTGAACGTCTTCTAGCAGGTCTAGGAGCCGAAAAAATTTCAGCTTCAGATTCAGTATCAGTATCTGATCCAATTGGCATTACTTCCCTATATGGTCTATCTCCCTCTCTCCTACTTCTAGGCACAATTCTTGGAGGTAAAAATACTGTTCTAGGTGCTGGAACTGGTGGTGCAGTAATAGCAGTCTCAGGTACAGGTTTAGGGAGTGGTATAGTTTGTAAATCTTGAGGTGTCAACACAGATTTCAAAAAAAATACTGGAGGAGGCTTCCATTCAGAATCAAAAACAATTCTTGTCATTAATTCTGGATTTAATTGTAAAATTTTAGTAAAAAAATCAAACAATCTATTTAAAAATGGCAATTGACTTTGAAGAGAAGACAAATTAATATTTTGCAAAACATTATCCAAATCTGATTGTTTAATCATTCTCCTAGCACCAACTGCTTTAGTTTTCAACAACGTCTGAATATATCTCAACAATGCTTCTTCTTCTTTAGTCAAATCAGAAACAACTGGTTGATATTCACGATGTTGATTGGTAATTAAATAATTTAATCCTTGTCTCAATTTAAGTTGATCATATGAAGGTCCTAAAGAAGCAATAACATTACCCAATTCCTCAACTGGTTCCCCTTTCATTGGAGGAACTACAGTATTCTTATATAATTTCATCATATACCACAAAAAACTATCATGAATAAAATACTGTTCAATAGCAATTGGTGATAGAAGCAACAATAAATATCTTGTTTGTGGTTGTAATAAAGCAGTCAAAGAAGGTATATCATTTTCATTAGTAATTTTTACACCCCATAACTTTGATAAATTTTCAAAAGCCTGACTTAAATTTATCTTTTGCACTGCTGGTCCAAAATTATACTGCAAAAAAGTATCAGTTCCAGACTTAAAAACTTCAATAAAAGGATTATAATCTATAACAAACTGCTTAAGTAATCCCTGAAAAGAAACATAATTCTGTTGACCCTGAGATACAGTCTTAGGCAAAGACTTCAAAAAATTTTGCAACACTACCATGTTACTCATAGATCTACTGTTTTTTAGTTGACTCATTACAACACTTTTCTGTCCCTGCTGAATATCTTCTACTAATCCTTCCAAACTATTATGATTTCTAATTGAATTAAATTTTACTATTCTTTCCAACAATCTACTATATACAGCCGAAGCTTCATCTGGATAAATTGCTCCAGTATTTACAAGTTGTTTAACAACTGTAGTTAACATAGCTGGAGTGTCAGATGATTTAGGTTGTACAATAGCTTTCTCCAATTCAATTAATTTATTTGCTAAAGGTAAATTTTTAAATTCCTTCGATAATTTAGGTGCCTGTCCTGTTAAGATGTCTGCAACAAGTTGCTTAGAAGCCATTTCTTCCGTTTGATTGTAGCACGTCTCTCAAACTAGAAAAGTATATACTTTGTGAGATTCCAGGCTGATCCGCATAAAATTGCAATCCAGACCTATAATTATCTTTACAAATTCCAATTTGACACATATTTTGCAAAATTTCCCTAACAACAGAACTCAAAATACTTCTAGTTTGAACTCCAAGAGCAGCAGAAGGAATCACACTTGCTGCTGATGAAAAATTTAATGCCATTTCAACAAGACTAGTATTTATAGCTGCTACTTGTTCTTCAACAGTAACACAAGAACGACAAATTGCAGCTAAAAGTGTGATTAGATCTCTAAGCCAACCATGTCTTTCATCAGTTAATTCTGGTATGAAACCTTTTAACCTTCCTGACCATTCAACAGCAACAGTACACAGCCTTCTCACAAGTGTAGTATTTGTTGGATCTTTAATAAGATTTTTTAAAATATTTTCAAAATAATACAAGCCAAAAATTGTTTCAGGTCTCATTAAAATCATTTTATAAAAATTATTATCAGCATCCTGCGCAGACACTTCATAACTTTCTGTATAATCAGCATCTCTCTTTAATGTTGCTGCTTTCATAAAATTCTCTCCTCTAGAAAAGCATGGAAATTCTTCTCTAAAATCACCTGCCTGCAATCGTGTTTGTGAATCTAATTCAACTGATTTACCACTATAATACTTTAAATCCCTTAAATGCTCATTAACATTTCCATCTCTAAAAAGATTATTTTGAGGCACTTTAGATTCTTCCTTCTCCATTTGCTCAGTATAAGGTTGCAACGGGGATTCAGCTTGAGCTCCCTCTATAGTCGAAGTACTATCTGTTTGTACTGATTTCAAAATGGATTGCATCTGAAAGGAAAATTTTTTCTTTCAGATTTTAAATTATGCCCGGCTCACTAACCAACAAGAAGATACAATTAGATATATGCATTTAACACAATTCACTGACCAAACCAACATTCCTGAACTTGTAAGAAGTATCCGTGGACTGAACTGGTGTAGCAGATTTTTCAACTATCAAATTATAATGCTAGAAAACTTAGCTCCCAACTCTCCTGCAGTTCAAAACCCTCCTTTTAATGGCTTTCCACCTCCACATTTACTAATTGGCTATGCTTACCTAATGAATGTAAACAATAATTATCACTTCACCAACAGAACATACAGTAGACTAAGATATGATTCCAGAGTTGGAAATGCCAGAAGAGCAAGAAATTTTTGGTCTCTACTTTCTGATTGTTCTTATGAAGTAAGAACAAATACTAACCTATTTAGTGGACCAAGATTTGAAGAAAACATTTTCAGAACTCATCAAGACATACTTCAACAAAGAATTATTGCTGATATGCAAGCTAGAAATTCTATAAATTTACAAGGCAGCGGTATTACCTTGCAACCTGAAGCAACAGAAAATATAAATCTTCAAAATGAACTAAATAGCTTACATACAACATCCTTAGAAGAATACTTACAATCACATAACTTTGCCTTACCTCAAATGTATCAGTATGAAACTGACAAAGACTTAGCATCCTTATATTGCATTAACTTAATTCTAAAAATTATCACAAACTTCTTATACAATTGGCTTTATAACAATGAAAAAGAATACATACCTTGGCAAGAAAACTTCTTTGAAGTCCTTCTAGAAAAATACAAAGACTGGCTACCTGAAAAAAATGAAAACTATATGGATGCTTTCCTTTTAGCCAACAAAATAGCAGATACAGACAATCTAAATTGGGAAACTGAAATTTACGGTGGTGCTAAACTAAGAAGTGGTACTAGAACTGACTTACCAATTAGATTAAGACAAAGACAAAATCAAAGAGCAATCACTGAAACTATAAGAAGACAAAGAGGTCAAATTGTTCAAAGATTCATAGATAGTTTACCTCTGGTCAGAAGAATCAGAAGACCTAGGCCTCCTAGTCCTGAATCTCCAGAAGATGCTGGAGAAGGTCCAAGTGGCCTACAAGAAGATGTTGTTTTAGGAACAGAAATATTAAGAATACTTAGGACAATTCTCAGACAACTAAGAAATGAACTTACAGATGCTGCAAGAGAACACGAGATCTTCAATTTTGCAAGTAGATTCTATAGTCTTCTAGAAAGAGCAAATACAGAAGGAAGAATTAATGCTGAATACATTTGTAGATTTTTCTTCTACTTCTTTCTAATTGAACACATTAGCAGTACTCTTTTCTACTACCATGCTTTACTAAACCTTAATGTTAGTTTCAGAAATTATGTCAATGTTAACTACACACAAGTTATCATTACGGGAAGAAATATCAATGGTAATGTTAACTTACACAGAATCTGGCATAATAATAACATCTCACCTTTTGTTAGAATTTTTAGGACAATTTTAAGGGACATACTTATTATCTGTGACAGAACACCCCAGCAATTGGAAACAGCAGTGCAAGCTGAAAATCTTCTAGCTGCACTAGAACACAGAGCAGAATCTGGAGATCCAAATGACATCATTGAACAAGCAAGACTACATGAAGAAGAAGTAGAAAATGTTACAGTAAGCTTTAAATTAAATCTATCAGGTCTAGTTACCACAAGTACCAATAGAGCCATTCTTGCCAACACCAATGCTGTTAGAGCACAAGAAATGAGAAGACTAAGAGCACCAAGATGAACTCATATCTCTATGTAACACAAAATGACATTCCATACAGACTGCATATATCAAAAAAACCAATAAGAGATCTAATTATAGAAATATGTTGGACATTTAACCTCTTCAACTGCAAAAAACTATCTAAACAAAGAAAACATTGCGAACAATATATTTTAATTTCTGCCAAATATCATCCATCAAAAACAAACATTCAAAACATACAAAACCTACCAGTAAAACAAATAACTATTTGGAAAAAATTGACCGGTCATATTGTAATCCAACAAGAAATAAAAAACAATTACAATACAATCGATCTTGACTTCTTATTTGTAAAAACAAATTTTGTTTGGATAAAAACATGGACAAAACAACAAAAATGCACTTCATGCGGCAGAATTTATACAAAATTACACAACTGTGACCACAACAGATCCTCATATTACTATAATCAAATTAACATATCAAAAAAATATTGGGAAGGAATAAACTTCCAACCAATTGGTGAAAACCCAAACACAAAAAAATTGTTTCTTATATATGATGTAGAAACATTTTCACTTACCGAAAGCCAAGGAACAATACTTATACCTATCCTGTTATGCTTCACAATCTTTGGTGATGATAATCTAATAACACTAGCAAAAGAAGAAATACAAAAAGACAAAACAATAAAAACAAAAAACAACTGCTACTATTGGTTAAGCAAAGAAAAAAATTTCATTAGCACCCAATTCAAACTTCTAAGAGATAACATCCTACAATCTTTAATTCACATGTTTATCAATCACATTCTAAATCAAGAAAATTTAGAAATACTTAACGATTTTATAAAAGAAAATAACTTAGAATCAATTTACAATATAGACATCACCAAAGAAAAAAACCTTCTACTATCATTAAAATTTGAACCGTTATTCCTAGAATTTTACGTTATCGGACATAACATACAATCTTTTGACGAAATTTTACTAGCAACACAAATACTGCAACAAGATAAATTCACAGCAAAACCATTCTTATCTATCAACAGAAATTTCATGCCTAGGCAGGGCAGAATTCTATTTAACGATATCACAATACAATTCCCATTTCCAGAATATTATGTAGAAAAAGAAGAAGGCAATAAAAATGCTGAAGAAATTCTTTCACATTTAAAAGAAGGCAACACTCATCCAAATCTAATAAAAACAATATATGTAAAGTCAATGGTACGAGACACATTTCAAATTACACACACATCTCTAAAAAATGCTGCAAAAGCATACAATTTACCAATTGCTAAGGGATGTTGTCCCTTCAAAGCAGTTAACGAATTTTTTTCAACAAACAGTTTCTCTGGAGACAATGAAAATTTCCCAATACAAAAATATTGGGCAAACGAAGAAGAATATTTAGAACAAAAATCCATATGGTTGCAAAAAAAAGAAAGCAAATACAACCTAATAAATGAACTTATTGACTATTGTATTCTCGATGTACTAGTAACAGAACAATTAACAAAAACACTACTAACAACTTTCAATCAATTTATCCAAGACGAATTCAAACTAAATTGCACATTTAATATTTTCAAACGTCCAACAATCTCATCAAACTCACACGCCATTTTCAGACAAATACATTTCTCAAAACACGGCACAAAACCTAACAAACTACCAGAAATTGTAGCACCATCAGATGAAATGTATACTTTCATAAGACAATCAGTTAGAGGAGGTAGATGTTATCCAACCTATTTCGGACATTTTAAAGATAAAATTTATATATACGATATATGCGGTATGTATGCAAGCGCTTTAACACATCCCCTACCATACGGTATGCCAGTTGGAGAAAACGAACGGGTAGAACAAATACAAAAACTTACTGACCTACTCAGTAAAAAAGACAAAATTTCATACTTCAACCAAGACATAAAACCCATGATTGTTACAATCAACGCATTTCCACCAAATACAGAACTACTGAACCCACTTCCTCCTTTATGTTCAAAAAAAAGCGGAAAGCTTTGCTGGACTAACGAACCGTTACATGACGAAGTAGTAACTTCCATAGACATTATTACTCTACACAACAGAGGATGGAAAGTAAAAATTATACCACACAAATTAAACACTGTATTTCCATCATGGAATACATGCTGTTCTGATTATGTCAAAGTTAACATTCTTGCAAAAGAAAAAGCAACAAAAGAAAACAATCAAGTAAAAAGAGCAATTAGTAAATTACTAAGCAATGCTCTATACGGTAGTTTTGCAACAAAAGAAGACAACGACATTACCATATTTGAAAATTCACTCGAAGAAAATGACAAAATAAAAGAACAACTAAATAAACAAGAATTAACAATTTCAAACATTTCCTGCATACCAACCGATCAATTACCATCTACTACCTTTACAAACCTTCCTTTTTTTATGAAAGAAAAAGACGATCCAATAGAAAGATCTCTGGAAACCGATGAGGAACTTATCAGTCCCTTCAACAGTGATGAATGTCAAGATGACACAGACTTAAATATACAATCCAATCCAACAAAACACATGACCACCTACAAACCATTCAGCGTTGTAAACGTCACTGCAGACACACTAACAATTTACACATTAAAATCAACCAATACATATCCTTTAAACAAACGTTATCCAACTCAACTAGCAAGCTTTGTTCTAGCTTGGACCAGAACTTTCATCAGTGAGTGGGCAGACATTCTATACTCTGACGAGAATCACATACCAATTGAAAATAAAACAATAAAAGCAATTTACGGTGATACTGACAGTCTATTTCTAACAGAAAAAGGACACAATCTAATGCTAACAAAAGGAAAGCATAGATTAAAATCTCCAACTTCAAACTTAATATTTAATCCAGATAAACCAGACATTACCTGGAGTGTAGAATGCGAATCTACTTGTCAACAATGCGGAGGTGATGCATACAGCACGTCCAGTATTTTCCTAGCTCCAAAACTATATGGTATACAAAATATCACGTGTTCAATATGTAAAGAAAGTGGGAGTGGAAAACTAAGAGCAAAAGGTCATTCTACATCTGCGATCACGTTTGAAATCTTGACGGAGTGTTTCAACTACCACAAAACCTGCTCAAATCCGCAGAAGAAATTCGTGACTGAAAGAACTGCATTGAAAAGAACTTTATGTAAGTCTTATGGAAAATTTTCTCCTTTTACAATTCATCAAATTCAACTTATTCGAGAACTTAGACCTTGGAATGATCCAACACTTTTCTTTTTAACAGAAAGTGTTCTAATTCCATACGATGTTTCACACCCAAATCCAAGAATAACTCCCACATTTCTCATACAGGAATTTGAAGATGAATAATGAAGAAGAAGAATATTACAAAAGGCTTACAACATGGAAATCTGCTGTAGATGAAGTAAACTCAAGTATTTTACCAAACTGTTCATTACCATCATTCAAAGAATTTGAAAGCTACGAAAGTGGAATAGATCTAAGATCAAATATGAGAAAATTCAACGAAATACAAACTATCAACAATCAATATTTAATAAACAACGAACTTCCATCAATTAATATGAACTCATATCCATTCGTCAGTTTGGTCATCGGTCCAACTGGATCTGGAAAAAGTCAACTCTTGAGAAATCTTCTAGGATATAAAAAAATACAACCTATGCCTGAATCAGTAATATTCATTACTCCAACAAAAGGAACAATATCACATGACGAAGTTATACTATGGAAAGCACAACTACAAGAAGGAAACTACTCAACAAAAAACAACAACATCTATCCTACAACTAAAGTATTAAATATAGAATTTATAGAATGCGCGTTTGATGATGTAATTACTCCAGAAAACCTAGATATCAACAATGAAAACTCTATTTTCAATCATTGGAGCAAAAAAGGACCTGTTTGTGTTATATTAGATGAATGTATGCAAAAACTTATTCAAAAACCAAACATAAGTCCATTGTACTGCAGTCTACCTTCAAAACTTTCAAGTAAATATGGACATGCTTTTTACATGTTTGTAGTACTTCACAATGTGAATCCTATCTCAGGAAATGGAAATAATATTATGGACTTAAAAGGACAAGCAAAAATTCATATTTTATCTACCAAATGTCAGCCACTACAACTATCACATTTTGTACATAACAGAAGTGGCGGACTAAACCCTGGAATAAAAACTATTTTAATGAATAGTATTGTTACTGAAAAAAATTGTAAATATTCCTTTGTTATGTACAATACATGTCCTGTAAGAGATTCTTTTCAATGGTCTGCAATACTTGAAGGGGGAAAACATATTTTTCCAATGGGTTTAGATTTACAAACTTTAATGCTTGACTCAGTATTAAGAATATGTAATGTTCAATTGTATAAATTAAAAAATAAAAAAAGATACCAACGAGAAAAAAAGAGAAAACACGAAGAAATTTAATAAAATTAATTTATTTTTATACAAACAATTTGTGTCTTTATTTATTACATTTAACCATCCAATTTTCTTTTACGGGAAACAGGAACAACAGCAACTCCGACAGTTTGAGGCCCACTTGCAGGAACAACCACACGACGAGCATTCCTCCTAGCAACTGCTCCGGCATATGTCCAATACGCCGGAATTCTAGGTACAACAGCAGGCACATCACGACCATCCCAACCAGGAGTAACAACTGTGTTAGGATGGTAGCGAACATATTTTAAATAAGCAGGCTTTTGTCTTCTAGATGTTGACTTTTTTCTACTAGCTCTTCTACGAGGTGTACAGCCACATATTTGTTTACACCCTGATCCCAGCAGAACATAAGACATAGTGCATTTCTAAAAAAGTAAAAAAATTATCCTGTTATAGCAATTCTACAAGCAGGTACATATAAACGTTTCATATCACTTAACTTTGGGCCAGAAGGAGGAGCAGCAAAACATTTAAAGTAAACCTTATCTGTATAAGTATATTCAAGTAAAAACGGAACAACAGAAAAAGCAGCATCATATTCAGTCCCAAAAACAACTATCCACCCCCTTACAAAAAACCCTTGAGGAATTGTAATTGTAAACAAAGTAGAAACCTCATCCGGAAATTTAGTAGTACCCCCTTTAGGAGGCATTAAAGCCCCAGAAATCCAAATCTCACCATTAACTATTCTATACCTTAAATAATCTACATATCCAGGTAAAGAACAATTTTCCTCAACACAAGTAACAGCATAACCTAAATTAACATTCTGTCCATAAGGAGCAGTTAAAGCCCCAAAAAATCGAGATATATCACGAAGTACAATACAACTAGCAACATTACGCTCTATAACCTCTTCAGTTACTACATACAAACGATTAAAACGCTTTGAAAAACATAACCCACTATAACCAAAGCTTGACTCTTGCAATACAGTCCCAACAGGAACCCATTCAGTAAAATTTAAAGGCAAATATTGCAAAGTAAGCAAACTTCTACCCTCTACATTATTAATATTATCAGCAAGAGGAGCACAATATAGTAGTACAGGTTCTCCAGCAGGTGAAATAATCTTCAGCAATGATGCCATACAAGGATTTCGTTGTCTCAAAGTCAAATTAGTAGCATGCGGATACCAAGTAGAGCCGAGATCAGTAGTATAAATAATCACTCTAACACGCTGAGAAATAGAGGAAGCAGTGCCTTCTCTTCTGCACACCAAAATAAGCGTGCCCACAGGAAACTCAGCAACTTGACACTCAGTAGTATCAAACGGAGGCAGAACTGCAGCAGTTCCATCAGCAGCAGCACGAATCCAAGTTTCTCCATCAACAGAATAAATAATAGAGCTAAAGTGTCCATTATCATACCAAACTTGAATAGGAACAACGATTGTTCCATTTTTCATTACAATGCCTATTCCAGGACATTGAAATAGATAATTTTCAGTCCGCTTCTTTAAAAATTTGAGTGACTTAGAGTTAGACCACGTCCTCCCATCATCCGCTGAGGTGTAGTACACAAAATCATAGTTAGCGTCCACGTTCCGAATGTGATTTGAATTTTCAAAGTAGACGGTAAATAAGTAGACAATACCTGAACCATCTTGCACAAGACACGAGTCCAAAAACCTGGAGAATTGAGTGTTTTTCGGCGCCTCGAATAGATGTCTAGGCATCCAGGTAAGTCCTCCATCATCACTAGCGATGAGTCCAATACTGGTACAATGGTAGTCATCTGAAGAATCAAACCTAATATCTGCTGCTGCTAAAAGCAAGCCTGATTGAAGTTCAATAATCGTAGGAATTCTAAACACATTAGATCCATAATCTCCAGAAGAAAATATAACCTGTTCTCTAAAAGGCTTAACAATATTACTATTCACACCAACTTGTCCTCCAAAAGAATAAGACAAAGTACTATTCGAATCTACCTGAACCTCCCCATCATATAAAGAGATGCCAGGACCTGCCTCCAAATTTATACTACCCTCCCGAGTTCGTTTTACAGGCCATTTAGGCATTGAAGCTGTAATCGAAAACGGATAATCCATCTTACCAAATTTTAGGGGATTCTTGGGGAAAAATTCCACGAGTGACGGGAAACAGGGATCGTTCTGAAAAACGATCAATTCTTCCCACGACGCATGACAAATGCAACAGAATTCAAAAAGAAATTAACTCCACCCACTAACCGTCAACGCTGTAAAAACAGAGTAAAAAACCGAAAAACTTCTCACCTTCTGATCAAAACAAAGATTAAAAGTCATTAAATATAGAACAGAAAGCGGTCAAATGGGCACAACCCGAAAACAAAAAACACTAAAACGAAAATGTCATTTTTCAAAAAAAGATCCCCAGACATGCGGTAACGATATTGATTG